TGGGCGAGGAATACAGACAGACAAAAAGATTTTTTAGGAAGAAGGGAAAGAGACATACACACACACACTTTCCCGAACACATACACATACATATAAATGCCATTTGATATATGTATATGTATATGCCCTTTGCAATCAATGACTTAGCGCGTCACCATGTGTGGCACGCCTACCCCAAACCTGTGGTAGATACCACGAACCTTACACAGGCTTACAAAAGGGGCGTGGAGCGGGTGCTCCACGCCGAGAGAGAAGTTCTCTCTGAGTCAGAGATGGCGCAGGTATGCGTGGTCTTCACGCATCTGACGCAGGGCTACGCCGACCTTGCGGGCGGCGGTGCGGTGGTGCTTGCGCGCCCACAGCAGTATCTGTAGGTCGCGCAGACGGATGTAGCGGATGGTTGTGGCAGTCATAGATGCTCCTCAGATGGAAATGTTGTGCTCGGTGAGCAGGCGATGCTTGACCCACTCGGTGTAGCCGCCGTAGGTGCACACGACCCCGTCGGGGTCGCTCAGGCGGACGAGGAGATGGTCACGCCCGTTGGGTGTGATGGTGATGCAGTAGACAGACATAGATGCTCCAAAAGATGAGAGAGAAGTTCTCTCTGAAGTGCCACGGGGATGTGGCGGAATAGCCGAACCCCCCTCACACCGAGGGAGGCGCGGCTGGAAACGAGAGAGAAGTTCTCTCTCAGGACTTCATCGCCTTGAGTGCGGCGATGGCGGCGTCGATCTGCTGGGCGAGCGTGTCGCCCTCGAACTCCGCGAGGAACACGAGAGCCGCCGTTCTGACGGCGGCGGGGACGCGGGTGCGAGCCGCCTGCTCCGGCTTCTTGCCGGACTGCTTGATGATGTTGTAGCGGAAGTCGCTGTAAGCCTTGTCGATCATCTTGATGGACTCACGGCTCGCGCCGCCACCCTTGCCCTTGGCGATGATGCTCGCCGCCTTCTTTGCGGCGTCGCTCTGCTTCGCCCCGTTGAGTTGCCCCGTGATGTGGTGGAACATCCACCGCTGACGCAGGTCAGCCTGTTGCTCAGCGTCAGCCTTGCCGTAGGCGTCTGCCAAGGGCTTTGCCGCTTTGCGGGTCATGCCCGCTTGCTTGCCCACGAGGAATGCGAACTCGTTGAATTGAACCTTCATAGAAACTCCTGAGTGAATTGATGATTGAGTAACCCAGAGAGAAGTTCTCTCTGACCGGCGGGCTTACTCCCAACCGATGCATCTATTTTACCAAATGGGGGGTTTTCGGGGGTTCGAAAACTGAGTATGGGGAACCCCACCTACCCCCCACCCCCCGATACTGGAGGCGAAGGGGCTACGTTGTGTGAACACTAATCCCCAACCATACTCCACATTTCCCAAAAACTCGCCCGCAAATCCAAAATGCGGATACCCCACCCCTATTCATTCAAAATAAATACCCCCGGTATATTATAAAAAATCCACTAAACTCATGTCAAACCTTTGACATACACGGACAAAAAAAGCCCCGCGCCTTTTTGGGGCCGGGGCTCAACAGTTTTGCAACTGGAAGGAGAAAGCATGGAGACAACTTGCACACATGCAGGCACGACTATACACTCGGGCCAATTCGGTCACAAGCCCCGCTAGGAAATGCTTGATCATTTGTTGGATTTTGATCCGCCTTCGGCAACCACCCAGAGCGTAAAGCCCTTGGCGGACGCATCGCCGCAGGAGATTCTTGAGGGTCAGGTCAATACAGCCGACTGGCTGGAGCAAATGGGAGCGCCTTCCACGGAGGATGCGCAAAAAGCAGCCGCCACTGCCGCTGCCCAACAGGCTTTCTCAGCCCTGACAACCCAAACACCGGAGCAACAGCGCAAAGCGTTGGTTCAAATCAACACGCCTGCCGCCGTTCGGCATCTCACGGGCATGCTGACCGCCTATGACTGGGAGTTTGTGCAGCAGGCCAAGGAGTTGAGGGGCTACGCGGTGGCCCAAATCCTTGAAGAAACCAAGCATCCTGACGCAAAAGTGCGGCTGAAGGCGCTGGATATGCTGGGGCGGGTCACCGAGGTGGCGTTGTTCACGGAAAGGCTGGAGGTCAAGAAGACCGACATGACCGATGCCGAGATCGAAGCCAAGATCAAGGACAAAATCGCGCGCTTTATGGGGGTGACTGACGTTGTAGATGTGGAGGAAGCGCCGGATATGGGTGAAGAGCCCGGCGAAGAGGGTGATGAACCTCCACAAACTCACTAGCATCTCCGCAAGGGAGCTTTCCGCCATCCAGGCGGCGCTGCCGTCGCTTTCTCTGAAGGAGAAGGTCGAGCTTTTTGAGGCTTTGGAGGAAAAAGAGCGCCGGATGTCTCGGCAACTGGCCAAGTCCAACATATTGGACTTCGCGCGGCATGTCTACCCAGGTTTTAAGGTGGGGCCGCACCATAAAAAGCTGGCCCGCATCTTTGAAGACGTGCTTGCGGGTAAGAAAAAGCGCGTGATCATCAACATCGCGCCCCGGATGGGCAAGTCCGAGTTCAGTTCCTACCTCTTCCCCGCGTATTTCCTAGGGCGGTTCCCCGAAAAGAAGATCATCATGGGCACGCACACTGCGTCCCTGTCGGAGGACTTCGGGCGGCGGATCAGAAACCTGATCAACGAGGCTGAGTACGCTGAACTTTTCCCCGAAACCATCATTGCGGAAGACCAGAAGGCCGCAGGCAAGTGGAGCACCAGCAAAGGGGGGCAGTATTACGCCGCTGGTGTGGGGGGCGCTCTGGCAGGCCGGGGCGCAGACCTGTTCGTCATCGACGATCCGCACAGCGAGCAGGACATAAAGATCAACAGCCGACTTGCCTTCGACACCGCATGGTCGTGGTTTCAGACGGGCCCGTTGCAGCGCCTGATGCCCAACGGGGCGATCATCGTCATCATGACTCGGTGGAGCCTGATTGACCTTACCGGGCGGCTGATCGACTACCAGACCAAAAACCCAGACGCGGATCAGTGGGAGATCGTGGAGCTACCCGCGATCCTCAACCAAGACACCGAGAACGAGAAAAGCCTCTGGCCAGAGCAGTGGCCGATAGATCAACTCAAGGCAAAAAAGGCCAACCTCGACCCAAGGTTCTGGAACGCCCAGTACATGCAGCAGCCCACGGCGGATGCCTCGGCCATCATCGGGCGGCACCTCTGGAGGATGTGGGAGAGCGACAACCCACCGCGCTGCGAGTATGTGATCCAGTCATGGGACACGGCGTACGAGGCCAAAACCACCGCTGACTACAGCGCCTGCACCACATGGGGCGTGTTCTACAACGAGGAGGAGGGCAACAGCCCTCAGATCATCCTGCTCGATGCGTTCAAGGACAGGATGGCATTCCCCGAACTTAAGCAAATTGCGCTCAAGCACTACAAAGACTGGGAGCCCGATGCGTTCTTGGTGGAAAAGAAGGCGGCAGGGGCACCTTTAATATACGAGCTTCGCAACATGGGCATCCCGGTAGCGGAGTACACACCCAGCCGGGGCAACGACAAGACGGTGCGGGTGAATGCGGTGGCGGATTTGTTTAGCAGCGGCAAAGTTTGGGCCCCCGACACGCGCTGGGCTCGGGAGGTGGTGGAGGAGGTAGCGGCGTTCCCAGTAGGCGAGCACGACGACTTCGTGGACACTATGACCCAAGCGCTGCTGCGGTTCAGACAGGGCGGCTTCATCAGTCTGGAGTCAGACGAGAAAGAAGACAAGTTTTTTGCGCGGCGCAAGGCGGCGTACTATTGAGTGGGGTGGTGTGATGGCGGATCCAAAATACGACGAAAAAACTCGCGAAATGCTACTGCAAAGTCGGCTTCCTTTTATGGAAGAGAACGCACCTGTGCAAAAGGGTAAGCAAGCACTGCCGTACAACACGGCGGGGCTCCCCGGGCTCGCCGTGCGAACCATGCCCTATTTGGAAGGAAAGAACACAAAAGCGTTTGTGCTTGCATCAAACAAGTTGTCCGCAGGGGACTCCAACAGGGCGTTGGATCAGACCATCTTTACTGCGCCAAACCCCAGCCCACAAACAATTGCCCATGAGGCGGAGCATTTGCTGGCTCGACAAAACACAGGTTTTGCGCAGGAGCCACGAGAAATTTTTAGGAAGTTGATTGATGAGGGCGGTGGCAAAGCGTATCGTGCGGTTCCACAGTTCCTCAGCGGGCTTGCGGAGTCACTGCCCTACTTGGAAAAGAAGTACGGCATCAAAAACGGCTACATGGACAAAGACTTTATTCGTGAGCAAGGCAGTGTTGGGCTGTACGAAATTTTTGCCACGCTTGCTGGAGCAGAAGCCACGCTTGGCGTTGACCTGACAAAAGACCCCGAGTTGCGTAAAACAATGTTCAAGGACAAGAACGTGCGTGAAGCCTACAACGCTGTTACTGGCCTACGACAAACCCGACTTGATCCACGCGACCTCCCCCCTTACACCCGCATACCTGAGAAAGAAGACGGTGTCGCGGACAAACTCAAGAAGTTGCTTGGCTTTGCTGAAGGCGGATACGTTGAAAACGCAGGCAACAAAAAATTAATTTAAGAAAGACCAAAGATGGCTACCAACATCGACAAGGCGCTGTACGGCGCGCCCGTGGGACTGGAGCAGGAAGCCGAGGGCATGCCTGCCATCGAGATTGAGGTCGTTGACCCTGAGAAGGTCACGATTGGCATGGGCGGCATGGAGATCGAGATTGAGCCGGGCAAGGAGGAGGCCGGAGACTTTAACGGCAACTTGGCCGAAGAACTCCCCGAGTCGGTGTTGGCCACGCTGTCTTCAGACCTGTCTGCCGACATTACGCAGGACTTGGGCTCCCGCAAGGAGTGGGAGAAGGCGTACGTCGATGGGCTGAAACTGCTCGGTTTGAAGATAGAAGAGCGCACCGAGCCGTGGAACGGCGCGTGTGGCGTGTTTCACCCCA